TCACGCGGTTCTATACCAGCCCATCAGCATGATGTAGGCGTTAGTTATGTTTACAGCTGTTCCTCCGCCTTTGTTTCCTGTCGTTCCTGAAACGGTATGCGCATGTGCACCGTTATTAGAAGTTGCCCCTGTCCAAGAACGTGATGCAGTAAAGTTATACACTGTACCGTCATCATCAGTCCCTGACCATGAGTTACTCGCATTCCATTTATTCAAGATCGCAAATGCCCCTTTTAAACTCGAATCTCGGTTTTGTGCAGCTCTACGAATTGCAGGAAAATCGCCGGTGATATCCATTGTTCCTCGATCATGAGTATGACCACCAGTGTTATTCGTCGTAGCTGAAAAACTATGATTATGAGCGGGCATCTGTGTTTCTGTTAATGTGACCGAATCAGAACCGCCAGTAGACAAGACATTGGCTCCACTCGCGGCTGCCAATCGAATGGTTTTATTTTCACCGATATATTGCCACTTAGTACCGGGGAATAACGTATTAGGATTCTTGTTTTGTGCAAACCAAACCACAATACCGATGGGGTAGATAGTGTTGAGATTAACCGCATTTTGCAAAGCAACAGTCACCGCATTTTGGCTCATAACATTAGTTGTTGATGTCCCTGTTCCTTGAGCTACATTACTTGTATTGAGTTTTGTATTTAGTCCGTTGGTGAGTGCCGTATTAGTTGCATAATCTCCTGAAGGCTGGTAATTCCCCTTCGCCTGATATCGCCCATCACTTTCTGCTTTAGAATAGCTGTAACCTGCTGCTAAATAGTTGCCTTTTGGCTGATAGCGACCATCCCCTTCTACTTTAGTGTAACTTTCGCCTTTCAGGGCATAATTACCTACTGGTGCATAGTTGCCTTTTGGCTGGAAGTTAGTATCAGACTCTTGCTTGGAGTAGCTATATCCAGCAGGTAGATAATTACCCAATGGCTGGAATCGTTTATCCGATTCTGTCTTGTTGTAAACGTTGATATCGCCGGCTGTTAAGTCAGCTTTTAGTTCAACCCACTGAGCACCAGTAACCGGCTCGACCTCGTTATTTTCAACTTTGGACTGCCATACCTTATTTTTGTGATAAACAACAGCTCGAATAGGATAAGGCTTACCTCCCTCAGCCCATTTTGAAAAACCATAATTTTGAATTTCACCAACGGCTTCGGTGATATCGTGAAACATACTATTCATTTTTTCACGTTCGATATCCTTAGCGGCGGGATCAGAAACTTGGTCTCGCTCATAGTCGTATCCATACCCTTGCGGATAAGACACTGAACCATCGGCTTGTACTTCATTAGGAATAGAAGTTCTGTCCCCTTGTGTTGCAAAGGGGATTTTAAAAATTTTAGTCATTGTGTTTATGCTCCGAAATTACTGCTCAGGAAGTTTTTACGTAGTTTTCCGTGACCGAAAGATTGTTTCGTCACAATACGATATTTGACACCAACACCCGATGGGCGTGGCATAAGGTCGAAATTCTCTAATAAAAGCCTTAGACGTTCGTCAGGGTTGTAATTAAAAACGTAATACGTGTAAGTCATATCTAGCGGGTCTAACACAAAAACTTTGCTGTCCTCTTGCCAGAAAAATCGACGTAAAAATTCATTAATGTTGGTCACTGTAGGGCTTTGAGTCAGGTTGAAATAGCGCATACGAATAATAAGTCGCTTCTGTTCTACCGTCAGTGATAGCGTGTAATCTGAATTACGCCGAAAGTTAGCTTTAAAATTGGCTTTCTTTTTGCCAAAGCCAAACCCCACTTTCGTTTTATCGCTGGGTGGCACGTCAATCCCAAGAGGCACATCAAGGATACGTGACCAGATATTTAACCCAAATTCATTCGCTGTATCGATATTAAAAACATCACGGTACCAGTTACGCCAAAATTGTACTGTCGATTTATCAAAGTACGTCGATTTGTAACCTGCTAGCGCCTTTAAATTTTCAGCATCTTCATACTGCCAAAGAATGGCTTTTAATAAATCAGAATGAAAATCAAATGATTGCACTTGAGTCATACAATCACCACTTGCACGGCGCTGCCTTTTATTCGAGCCACTTCATTGAGTTTTATCGTATAATTATCTGAGGACCACGCTTTACCATCAGTTGAAAGCTCCACGCGCGTGATAAACAATCTTGGCTCTACCGTGTTTATACCGGCAGATATCTCGAAAGGAGACACATCACGCCCAACCACTAAGCCTCCATCGCCCTCCACATCACCATTTGCCCAAGATTGGACTGCTTTGGGAATAATCGTTTGAGCATCCACCGTGGCTTTTTTTACCGTCACTCGGCAAAACAACACGATTTCTTTTGCTCTATCAAATTTCACTGGGTACGTTTGAGCGCTAATTTTCTCTAACACTTCAACTTCTTCACGACCATTAAAGGCAGCGCCAAGGGTTTTGGTTCTCAGCAAAGATTGAGCAATCTGATTCTTATCCCCCCCTTCAACGCAAACGTAGATGCTATGAGGTACTAAAGTAATCCCATCAAAAATAACGGGTGTATCGCCATAATTTTCTCTAAATGCTAAAGAACGCACACCTTCCAGCTCATAGAGTGCTGATGTGATTGCTTCCCCAACACTCACCGTATTTCGCGCAAGTGTTTGTTTTCGCCTGCGTCTAGCCTGTAAATCAGACTCTTCAGCTCTACCCAACGTTGCCGATGTCGGATTATTCACGGTTTCCCAACCAAGCACTGAACTTGCGATTTTATCAAGCTGACCAACACCACACTCTATAGCGCCAGTGCCAATAGAACGCATGTCACCGGTGGTTGTGCCATCTTTACCTAAAATCAAGGCTTTGGTTGTCTCGAATAGATCACCGTCTCGTGTTGTCGCTTGTGATCCGCTAGGAATAATGGTGCCAGCGACACCGCTAAACTTAACCTGTGTCAGAAATGAGTGTGTTGAATCAAAACGTTGTCCGCCCATCAAAGCCCAAATTGCATCGAGAAAAATGCCGCCGGCTAAATCAGGGTTAATTTGATTCGCTAGTTCTGCATTGTTGCGTACAACTGCATCTCGGTTTTCCACTTCCATGGTGACCAATGCACCTTGTGGTGTTTCCGGTGAAACATCCAAATCCTGGCCAAACACATTTTTAAATTCTCTTTCGACATCATTACGTAAAGTGCTGGTATCTGGAATAACAACCCCTTGTGAGGTAATGAATTGATAATCAGCCATTGAGACTTATCTCCCCATAAATTGTTTGTATCACAGCGGTATACTTCAGCGAGTTATCTGCCAATAAAGCCGAAAAAGACAAGACGGATATCACATCATTCAGTTCACGCATCCGATCACGAAACGCAAATTCAAACAGCGGAATATCCGCTTGTCTTCCGAAAGTGGTTTTCCAATAGGGAATACCTGAATCCAGCTTATGCAGCATCTCGCCACGTAATGCTTTGGCGTAGTGCTCGCACCTTTTTTCTGACGCTCGTTCACCACTCACTATCGACAAATTTCCGTCATTACCGAGGTGAATATCATTGTTGCTATTAACGCCAAATGTCCTCATATAGGCTCTCCTGAATTACTCTCGCCACGCTGAATACCACTGTGTTTATGTGTAGACCCGATATTTTTACCGTTATGCTTCATCGTGCCACCATTTGAGTCACTGTTGCCATTCACGGCATGATTACCATTGATAGTCACATTGCCGTTAAACGTGGTTTCAGGCACGTTTGCTTCAAGAATTGGAGAATCCAGTACTGCTTTACCCTCGTGCAACGATAGGCACACAGAGCCGTCCATTGATTGGATCACTAAAGCATCCGCATTTTTTCCATCAATTAACCAACCTTTTAGCGTGTCGGGGTAAAACATGGCATCACTAAAGGTGTGCAAACGCGCAGTATTAGGTTCATCCTCTAAGCCACCACGCTGGAAAATTAAACTGACGTCTCGGTCGTTTGCTTTTAACCAACCAAAATCCCCTGGCTTAATTGGCATACGAATAAAAAATCCCCCTCCACCGAAACGAAAAACGGGGATATTTGGTACCGCCGCCCGCCCTATTTTTTGTCCTTCGGTGGAAACCATCATGATCAGCGGTTTGATAACGGCACGATTGGTTTTATCGTCATAACTCACCACCGTCGCGGGGAGCATGTCATCAATATTCATCAAAAAATTGCGAAATGCAGACGAGAGTTGTCCTGCCAAGCTGCCTTCGCTAGCAATATCACTGTTAGGTTGATTCATGATTTATACTCGTTTACAGATAGCTTGATAGAAGAAGGGGGTGTCGTGAGAAGCAATATCGAACTTTAATTGTTCAATTAAGTAATCACCATTAAGTGCAGGATTAAATTTACTCTCAAGTCGCAGCATGCCACCTAATGATGAATCCGAGTCAATCAAGTAAGTGACGTCAACGCCTTTCTCCGTAGCTTTCGGAATACCAACCATACCGGATTTTTGATTTAAGATACGCAGCCGCCCAGAGACTGCCTTATCTCTGTCTTTTACATATAATACATCATCGTCAATGAACGCTTTGACGTTACCAGCCTCTTGTAGTTTTTCGATTTGTTTAAGCATTCCCCCACAAAAATACCAGTTTGCAATATTTTTATCCGTGGCTTGAAAATCGAGCTTTACCTGACAATCTTGCGCAATGCTCTTTGCAATATCACTCAACTTATTAATTGCACCGCCAGAGGTAGAAACCATTTCCCTGGCGGTGGCATTGTTCGTTTTAGCCTTTAGGGTCAGCGTTACATCTGGCGGTGACGCTATTTCAGCACTGACAATATCGCCGATATACAATCGAAATATACCTGAACCTACACGGCCGGCTTCAACAATTAGCCTGTGGGGCTGTTTGCTTTTCGTATAAGGACTCGTTTCCGTTAACAGCATATTACGCGTATCCGCGTTTAAGCCATCAATGTTAACCGTGCATTCATTTTGCAATGGATTTGCATACTTTGTGCCACTGGCTTTGATGCGTAATCCTTCATACCACTGTAAGCGGCCATTCACCTCGATACCGACTCTGATTCGTCGTAAGTCAATCATCATCACTACTCCGCCACACAAGATATTGAGTTTTCCCAAACAGCTCCCACCACGGTAATTCGTCATTGTCTGTGATGAACGCAAAATTGCCGATACCGGATAAATAGCGATATGGGATTAATGGTTGGTTGGGCATCACGCGAATGCCCTGTATCAACATGTTGTCATTACGCTTGATATCACAACACATCATTTGTCGTGCAACTTTAATTGTTAGCTCCCAATCATTGTCATTTAGTGTTGCTCGTAACCGCTGATTGGGGATGGTACTCAATGGAATCTTTTGCATAATTAATCCTAATATTCTTACATTTTCTCTTTAATGTAGTCCCATCCTTGAGTCGCTGCCGATCCTTTCTTTTTCTCAGTTTCAGGCACAGCCACAGTCTGAACTTTCCCACGATTGACGGTACTAGACTGCTCTTTTTTAGCGACTTTTCTCGGAGGAAGCTCACCATACTCAGGTTCAACGGCTTGCCATTCAGTAAAATGTAATGAGAGGTTAATCGCATCCGCCATATCAGGTGTTTCATCATGACTAAAGCTGACTAACAACATAGGTTGATAGGTTTTTACACGCGTTTGAATGCCCACTAATTGATGGGTGTCGTAGATTTGTTGCATTCGTTCAAAAGCATTTTTCGTTTCACCCGTAAGAATGAGATCCATGTTAATTTCAATAGGCTGAACAACAACATGATCACTGCGGCTTTCCCCCGATTCAACGGCAAACTGAGTCGCTTTATGTTCATCACGAATAGTTACTTTGATCGGATTAGCAGTTTCAAATAGTGTCGTAAAATCATCTACATTGAATATTTTAACTTCAGTAATCATTTGCCCCACCCTGTACCATATTGCTGCCCAACATCCTGAAGATGTGACTCTAGAGCATCTTTAGCACCATTCGCCATGCCCTGCGCATCCGTAGCCTGAGTGGTAATTTTTATCTCACCAACGTTAACCGTACTCTCGTTAACTGTGCCGGATTGATTATTAATTGCTTGACTCGTGACAGGATTCATTGGATTGGTCGACATACCAGAAATATGCTGATTCAGCCCTTGTACCAGTAAAGCAGTATCCTCTTCGGATAGTTTTGGCGTTTCGCTGATCGTATGCTCAATAGTTCCATCTGCTGAAACTTTACGTTCTACTGTTTGAGTCACTTCTGCATCTTCAAACCCAAACCAGCCTTTAACAGTACTCCAGCCTTTTTTGATTGCATCGAGTCCATCATTAATCCAGCCGAGGTACTGCTTGATTTGAGCCCATAACCATTTAAAAATACCAACAACAGCATCAGATACGGTATTAAAAATACCCTTGAAATCCTCCCCCCAACTCACTATCGCGTTGATACTTAAAACTAACCAATCAATAAACTGATTTAACGCATTGTTCATTATGTTATAAGCATCAACGACAAGATCAGCGACAAATTTCACCATGATCATCAAATACTCAAACAGTATTTTAAATGTTTGCCAAACCTGGAGAATAACCTCCTTTAGTGCAGGATATTCATCAAGAATACGGCCAATCATAGAATCGTTACCGTCTATAAAATTCATGATGTCGTCATACACAAGTGCAAATGCGGCAGCAAGCAAGGCAATAACGGCGATGATTGCCAAAACAGGCCACGTAGCTAACAGCGTTGATTTAGCAGCCATCATCATCGCAGGAACATAATAAGCTGCAATCGCAGCACCCACGACAGTAAAAAATGAAACAACGAGTTGTTTGTTATCTATACAGAAACTAACGAATTCATTTAGCCACCCGAGTCCTTTAGCTAAAACCGGAATGACCATTTCTAAAAAGCTATTTTTCAACAAACCCGATGCCTGTGTAACGCCCTGCAACGCTTTGTTAAATTTAATAGACTGTTCAATACTTTCTTTATTAATGCCAGAGTATTCTTTTTGGATACCCATCATCCGTTCTAGCTCTTTTCTTCCTTTCATCATGAGCTCGACGGTTTTGTCATCCTTAACACCCAATCCTGAAAGAGTTACTTTAGCTTGATCAAACTTCATCCCTTTCACTTTATCGGCAGTCTGCAAAACGTTTTCCATTGAGTCTTTAGTAAAACCAAACGATTTTGCCATTGCTGATAAATCGGTTTGAGCCGCATCACGACTTCCTCCAAGTGCAGCCATAGAGCCGGCGAATGCATCTACATCAGCCGTAGTAACATTAATTTTTTGCCCCAACTTATCGAGAGATTCAATTTCAGTTGCCCGAGATATCACATCATTGACTAATGTCGCGGCATCCATTGTTATACCAACAACCCCTAATGCTTTTTTCGCAAAAGAGACCACGGTAGTTCCTACCTTTTGGTATAAACTCTCCGTGTTATCTAACGACTTTTGAACTGTTTTTTGAGCTTCAACTTCACTGACTGCCGCTTCAATTCCTTTGACGCGTATTTCATCAATAATATGGATTAATTGCCTATAATCGCCTTGTAATGATTGAATAATAGCGCTAGCAAGCTGTTTTGAGATTAAGCTTTGCTGCTCGGTAGCAATTAAATCAACCATTTCGGTAGAGTATTGGCCAATATCATTCTGTAAAAATTGATAGCTTTCATCCAAATCTTTAAGTACTGATTGCGAGGAATTCCATCCCGTGTCAACGCTCTCTCGCTGCTCATCCAATATCGCTAATGATGTTCCCGTTGAATCCAATTGTGATTTCACTGATGCAGTTTGCTCACTTACCTGTTCAGCATTAGTCAAAAAATAAATGGGATACTCGCCTGATGCTCCTTGTAACGACTGCCAGAGTTCATTCATCACAGCGCCAAATGAGAGCGAACTTTGTTCTGCTGCACCTTGAGCGCTCTTCATGCTTTCGATAATGTCATCTGTAGAGCGTTGTACTTTGTCAAAGGCTTGGTCAGCTTGCCGTGTGTCAAATTCAAAGACCTGAACAAATGTGTCTATTAACGACATTATCACTCCTTTAAAGCCGCTAACGCTTCGTTATATCGATTCGTAATTGCAATTTCCCATAGGTCCATTGCCTCTTCTAAATCTATTGAGATTTTGAGTTCCGTGAAGGTGGCGAGGTGTTCACTGATGATGACTGCAAAGAACCCATCAGCGTTTTTATAATCGACGGGAGTGAACCGCTTACCTTGCTGAGCAGGAAGTGGAAGAAACCTGGGCTCCCGTCGCCCCCGAAAAAACTAGTATTGTATTTCAACATCTCCAACTCTAAGCGAATTAGAGACTCGCCATCTGGGATATGATTATCAATTAATGTCTGTGTTTTAAGCTGAATTTCTTCTCCGTCAATCACTACACATACATAGGCCATCATTTTAAACATAGCCTCTTTACTAACTTCGTAGTCACCAATTTTGGGGGCGTTAGACAACGGATACTTGGCGAGAATTTCTCTACCTACAGTTGCAGGTAAGCGACTAATCACAAATAGCTTTTCGTTACCATCAACATCTTTAATAGCAACTTCTTTCGGTTTAATTAGCATGATATAAGCCTATAAAAAATGGCGGGAAAGCCCGCCATAAATGGAAGTAAATTAACGGATTCGGGTACTGTCAAAATCCTGAAAAACAAACGTGTATTGTTTGGACTTTAAACGCCCAGCAGAAGCGGCTGAATTACCTCGGCTACCATTGGTAATTTTACCGTTACGGGCAGTAACGGTTGAACCATCACCATAAGATGCCACCATCGTGATTTTATCACCTGCTGGACGACGACCTCTTTTTGCTGTGTTCGCCTCCAGCAAAATAGACAGGTTTTTATCTTCTTCACTACCCGCTAATACATTGATTGTAATAGATTGAGGTGTAGGTGTGGCCCAACTCACTAAGTTACCGTTTATATCCATGCCTGTTTGTGCAATATCCACCGCAGGTAAATCCAATGGGTCTGCATCATCAGCAAAAGTAGTAATTAAAATTCCCGTCGGGAATGTTTTTGTTGCCTGGATAATTAGGCCCAAGCCTGCTACAGAAATATCATTCATTATTAATTCCTTATACTAAGTTATGTGAACCTTCGACTTTACGAACCCAATCGCCTTTACCGTAAATCAGCACGTATTTCATGACATATTCAGGTAAACCGCTTTCCCCGGTACTCTCAACAATTTGTGCGTTGTACCAATAGCCTTTGTCTTGTACGTCATGCCATGCAAGATCGTCACCAGAGGCATCAGAGACTGCCAGTTTTTGGACTTCAGTCAGTGCTTTACCCGCTAAAATTGTCCCATTATCAAGGGCTTTAGTAACAGCTCCAGCAATAACCATTAATGCTCTGGCTTCACCATCTTTATTGGCGGGAATACCGCGTGTGGCGAGTAGCACACTAAACCACTGTTGAGAAATATAGGCTTTCAACCACTGCTCATTAGCATGAACACTCATATCTAATGGATTAGATGAGCTACCACATAAAAATCCACGCTGATAAAAACGAACTTGTGAACCCGCAACAGCCGTTTCTCCGTAATAGTTCACACGTAATTTATCGTAATGACTTGCAGATTTATCAGTCACCACTTGGGCTGGGAATGTAGTACTGAACTGGCGGAACATATAATTTGTCGTTGCATTAGTACGGTCATAATCTGTCGCAGCCATAATCGCCATCGGTAATGCCTGAACAAAATAATGATCTTCCGATTTAAGATTAAGTCCCACTGACGCAGTACTGATTAGCGCAGCACTGAAATCCTCTGCTTTATTTTTGCTCACATTCAAATGCAGTTGATACTTCACATTTTCACCTGCAACATACTGAGCCAACGGTACTGCCTGCTCTAACGACATTTCATCTAAGAATGTTGCGCTACCGAATGAGTCAGAGACTTGTTCAGCCACAATAAAAGCTTCGAGTGGTGTTTGTGCTGGGTTACCTTCGGATGCGGTACCAGATGATAATCCCATCGCATTCGACAGCACGGAATAAGCGACACCAATAGAGGCACGTTCTTGAACGCCACCACTTAACTCAAAGACACTATTCAATGAGTTAAACGTCAAATAGCTGCTTGAGAATTGAGGCTCCGGCTCGGCATTCAATTTCGCTTGGATCATCGATGCAATGTCTGCATACGACTTAACTTCTGATAAATCCAAGTCTTTGTAATTTTTTGTGATAGAACCAATGGTGACGGACAAGGTTCCATCAGCAATCATTTTTAGATCTGCTAATGCTGCTGCCTTGGAACCAAATAATACGGGTGCACGCCCCATCGGTTCATAGGTGGCAATTTGTAGCTCTTTGGGCTTATTAACAGGCGCAGGGCTAACATAACTAAAATATTGACGAGCAAAATGCGCTTCAGGTGAATCCACGCCTAATAATTCATCAACCTGACCACTAGTAAATTCTAAAACTTTACCGGCAGGAATTTTTGGATTTGAAGAAAATAAACGACCAGTTAACTTGCGCATCGGAACAGCAGACGCACCAATGACCGCTGATGCGATATCAACGTATCGATTTTGTTTAATTGACATAATAGAACCTTATATGCGGTGAATATCAGGATACAGTGCGCTAACGACAGCTGTATCAAGGTGTAATGTTCGAGTGAACGAAACAATGAGATCAAACGAGGGGTTTTGCTCGTAGTTACCGTAATCATTCAGAAAATAGGGATTACGAATATTGCTTGCGCGTTGAGTGCCAATACCTTGTTTTTTTAGCGCTTCAACGAAAGTTAATGAATTGGTGATCATTCTAACTATTGCAGTAATGTCACTAGCGGTAAAACACCCAAAATCAGTGATAAGAACTTGAAATTGATATGTTTTTTCAGACGGTTGTTTTTCTTGATGGTTCGCATATTTACCTTGTACATCGTACTTTCTTTCTTGCCAACCATGACCACGCTCATCAATAGGAAAAAATATCACCATATTGTCATCGCGACCTTGCCTAGTCGCTTGAAAACCAGCTTTTACCGGAATTTCAATCTTTGCCTCCTTTAGTTGAAAAAGCAGCTGCTTACGGATAGCGATGTCAACGTCGTTATCTGTCATAAGCACCTACCTCAATGCACACCACCGATTTCCAGCCATCCTGCTCGTACCAATCCATTTCACTGGTAACCTCATATTTTTTACCGTTGAAAACGAGATAGTCCGGGGAGGTACTACGCCGAATACCTTTAATGTTGTTAGATGTATAAAATCGACGATAAATAGAACTGGAATCAAATCCCATACTTTGAGCATCTTCGGTTTCTATTGCTTGCCAGTTACCATAAATTTCAGTGGGTTCATGGTACAGGTTATGATCATGTCCTCGCTCATCGGTGACTCTATTTTTAAAACGAAACCATAAGGTTTTTTGTTGTGGAATATATCGAGATACTTGGCGATATATATTTCCAAACATAGTTATTCTCCTTGATGCAACTGAGATAAAACTGGCATTAACTGAGATAATTTAGCTATTACTACCATTCCCTTCTCATGCCCCATTTTCTACGCTACGTAATTCAGAAGACGCTTTGCTATCTGCATGTTGAGTCAGTTCACAACGCAGGAATAAAGCTAAAAATTGCTGTCCATAGGTTGTCATTTTGAACCAATACGACCAGTCGGAGCCGCTAGGAGGAGAGGTAAATGAAATACTTACTTTGTCCATTGTCACGTTTGTGATAACACCAGTTGGCGCCATCCCTTCAGTAATCCGTTGATTCAAATCCAACATGTGTGCCACAACTAGCATCCACAACTCATTGAAACAAGCATCACTAGATGGAGGGAAATAATGGAGAGCAGATTCAGCAATGATCAATACATCATCTTTAGGCAAAGCATTAAACTGCGGACGAAGAATGCGAAATTGATCAATAGGAAAGATATGCTTGTCCATAATGGCTATCCTTTTTTACTCGTTCTAGAGGTCTTTTGCGTTGTTACTTTTGATAGATTTGACTTATTCAAAGACAATTCATCGCTCGCATTTGTAGCTGGAGAATTCCTTTGAATAACATCTTGATGATGTTCAACACGAATAAATCCATTTTTCTTATGAAGTTGAAATACAGAATTATTTTTTAGTTGCACAAATTGTTCATCTGAAATTGTTGTCATACGACCAATGGAGGTATACGGAAATTCGGTCATAACGTTAGCCTGACCAGCAATAAAAATTTGACCTTCATCAACGGAATAATGCTGGTCATTTGATAACGAACAATAAACATAAAGAGCCATGTTTTTCTCCAATAAAAAAGCCCTCATCGAGGGCACTAAAAGGAAGAGCTTAAATTAAATTTAAGAATGTATAGATAAATGCTCCACTTATAGATCTATACCCATTCCTTATTACAAACACTGTGTTTTGATATAGTTCTGTAAGCCTAAAATCATTTGCTGTGACTCAGCAATTCGCTCTCTGAGTAACCAATAATTTCTGATAGCGGAGTCAGTAGGTCGGGCGGTGATTGCATCATCCATGCCGGAGGTGGTAGTGCCTTCGGCTTTTTTACAGCTTGCTTTGATGTACACCCGCTCAGGATTACGCTCAGCAGCAATACGCAACTTATCAATTTCAGCTTTTGCATTTGTTAGCTCTTGAGTATGTTTAGTATCGAGTTGGTGGAGGGAGTCAATGTGCTGCTCGTAGTTTTGAATGCTATCAATAAGCTCTGAGTTTTCTTTTTTCAGTAGCTTATTATCATCGTGAACGCTAACAACCCACCAACCCAGACCAACAACCATAATGAATAGCCAGAATGATTTATCGAATTTCATAAATCACCTGCTTACCCTTGTGATAATTAATCGCACTCTGGCAACATTTTTCTAAACTGGCTTTATCGATGCTGCATGTGTTGTCTGTGAGTAAATAAAATCCACTCCCCAGAAAGGTAATCATGTAGATAATTAAGCCAATCACCGCAACTATAGATTTCCATGACATATAGCCGCCTCCGCTTCTCGGCGATTAACAAGTCCACGCCAGACCTTACCACCAGCGTAGACCCACTTTTTCAACTCTTCGCAAGCGCCATATTGATCACCCTCATTGAGCTTTTTAAGCATTGTCGATTTAGCAAATGCGCCTGTGCCAACATTAAAGGCAAATGAATACAACGCGGCCTTAGTGTGATCGTCAGTAGGCACCTTGACCAATTTATCTACCTGCTGTTTTGTGCGCTGAAAGTCTGATTCAAGCAATTCATTACATTCATCTTTGGAATAAACTTTATTGGGAGCAATGTCTTTTCCCGTATGTCCATAACAGACCGTTAATACACCGCCCACATCTTCATATGGCTCATATCTAACACCTTCAAAATGCGTAATGACTGTTAAAGCGATAGCCGTGGCCCCTGCGCTAACAAGCACAGTTAATTTTTGTTTGAGTGACATTAGATATCCTTTGGCGCTTTCGCCATAAGCTCGGCGGCTTTTCGAGCGGTGGCAGAGGGGTTTTGTGGGTCTGTCTTATTGACCAGGTCTTCAAATAGACGGGTTCGTTTTCGTTGTTCCCACCTATTCATGAAGAAAGTCGCCAAGCCTAAGATCATGCTGAACGCCATCCCGATAATAAAGCCCCATTCATAAAGCGATAGACTCGCGAAAAATGCTGTAAGCCCAGCACTACCGTAGGCTGCGTTGCTATATTTATCCATACGCACGATTTCACCCCTACGGAGTGCCTAAATTTAGATGAAAAAAAAGCCACCGAAGTGGCTGTTAGATAATGTTAAAGAAAATATCTCTTTGAGATGAGATTCTTCTATTCATAATAGTTTGTCTTGAAAATCTTCTTGATAGAAACTTCCCATACAAAAAAAGCCCTCAAACTTGAGGGCTTTTTTTGTCAATAGAGAAATCATTTTAGGTAGATTAACACAGGTTTTGCGCGCGCACTAATCTAGGCGCATCGATCGAACACTTTTCGTACAATAAATCCATATCCAATTGAATATTAAGGGCTTCCAAAAAACCTAAGACGAAACTTTCTGCACTTTGCATTCTTTCACGTACTTCTCCTTCTCGTATTTTGAATTTACGTCCAATTGCACGTTTAGATTGTCCCTTAATATAATATTCTTCCAGATAAGCCCTTTCACGTTCCATACCAACTATTGATAGTTTAGCGACGCATAAATCAATCACTAACCCATCTTCGTCGCTACACGAAAGCCTATTGCTACCGCGCGAACCCATTGCATAGTGATTAAAACCTGCTGCGACAGAAGACCAACCAACCATCGCATAATGGTCACCAGCTGACCATCCTCCCCAATGCACCAAAATTTTCTGTATATCTCTGTTCATAGTTTCTAACCTGTGTTTTCAGTACCAGCGACACCCAATTTTTATGAATCAATAAAGACGCAAAATATTTAGTTGGCTGGAAAGTATAAAAAGTAAGAAATTTATTTCAGTATCGACGGGTATCAACTGTACCGACCCTTTTTAATTATTACCTTCCAAAGGTCTATCTATAGCTTATAGGGATACAACACTCTAAATGGTTGGTACGGTTGGTACGATTGATACAATCATTAAAAATCAATAAATTAATCTTACTAACCTAATCATTAGTAGTTGGTACAGGTTGCTACAGGTGACTCATATATTCGTGCAACCTTACCGTCCACACGCCGTTGTACTGATTTATACCCACAACTTTGTAAAACGTTACCAATTCGCATTTGTTCACGTCTTGAGATGTTTTTGGGATCAATATTTAGTGCTTCCTGCAAAATTTCACCTGATCGTAAAAAACGGCGGGCTCGCGGTTTTTCACCTGTCATTACGTCGGGTTCGTCCAACCAACGCTCAATAATTTCTAACCAAGCATCTTTAATAGTATGTTTATCGTGAATCTGTGTAGCTAAGTATTCAGCAGTTCGATATTGGATTCCGTCCGCTTTAAATATTTCACGCGCTTCAGCCCATAACTGAAGAGCATCACACTTAATCTTGTCTACATTGACCTTCACCACTTCAATAGGAAGCCAACGGCGATTACCCGTACGATCGGCTAAAAATTCATCCTCGTTAGTGGTTCCGATAATTAGTGAGCGACGAGGAAACTGTGTAGCGAACTCTTTAAATTTTGGAATCCAATTTTCATGGGTACGAGTAACAAATGCCTTAATAGATTCGAGATCTTTCGTGCTTAGGCCACGTAGTTCACCAATTTCCACCACAATACGACCACGCATTTTACGGGCTAAATCATCATCTTTTTCTGCAAAAGAAATTTCCACAAAGGAAGCTGGGTCTGGTGATAAAGCCGCCACACCCGAGGATTTACCACATCCTTGAGCACCAACAAGTATTGGCACCATGTCAGCTTTAATACCTGGCGCCAATACACGCCCTGCCATTGCTGTCCACATATAGAGAGAAACCGCACGGGTATAAGCCGAGTCCTCTGTGCCAAAATGCGTATGGCAGAATCTATCCACTCGCTTAGCACCATCCCATTCAAGGCTAGTTAACCATTCGATAGCGGAATCGTATTGGTTCTCCTCTGCGGCAAGTAAAACCACATCACGAACCAACTCACGTCCTACCGCTTTGAACCCACGTTTCTCCATAACAATACGTAACCGAGAATAGTCAGCATCAGAAAACGATTTCCATTCGTTAGAACCAATCGGCGAGAACATGATTTGATCGCGAAAAGCATCAAAGCGAATTTCAATATCGATAAAATCAGGGTGCATGACGGCTTTAGATGCGTTATCAATGGTGGCCTCTATCTGACCATACTTATCACGCTTGAATAATGGTTGAGACAACGATTCATTCACTTGCTGAGTATTATGAAAATCATTCACAGTAACTCGAGTCGTACTGAAGCGTTTAATACTAGGATTAACCCAACCTACTTTTTGGGCTATAGCAAATATTGCTTGATAACCCGTTCGATTCGCACAAAGTTGAGGCCACTTATTTAATGCCGCTTCCTCGTTACCTTTTTCTGCTTTAGCTGACCATTCAATCCATAATGCTTTGGCTCTATCTTCATAACGCGTATTTTTAAACCATGCCAAACGGTTCCCCATTCCCACCCAAGTTGGATAATTTTCGGCAAGACTTAATACCTCCGGGTGCCAAAGCGCAGATCGCATGTCATCAAAGGTATTCCTGTTAACGTTATGCAGGGCAGTTAAGCGCGAAGAATCATCATCAGGTACAACATTAAAATTAGAAATATCTGCTTTATTACTATGTGATGTAAGCTCTGAGGCTAGAATGGTTTTTACATGGATAACAGCCCCCTCGAACTCTAAGAATTGCGCACTCTCATGTGGTGCGAATACCATATGTGATGGCTCGTACACTGAGTGATCCCATTTAATAGGTTCATCGCTAAGTAGCTGGTAACAGTTCATGATTTCTTGTTCAACGCATGAACCTAATTCGGAATAAAGTTGAGCCGTTACACTGCTATCTAGCATAATGCCGATGCGCCAACGTTGTTCATTCTTTACGGTAACGTGCTCATGGCTAGCGGTGGTATAACAAAAGCAACAATACATACTCAGAACGCCTTTTAACGTATTCCAAGCCCCTAAAGAACATCCATCCATATCTAACCAAAGAACCTGGCGAGTCCCAGCATTGATAGCACTACGTCCTTTGGTCTCATTGTTCAGCGCTCCCCAGATATAATTAAGACGCGCCTTTTTCTCTCGCATTGTCTCAATGGAGTCAGTTGGCAAAATGTAAATCTTTTTTCTAAGCGCTTTGATAGCTAACTTGTATTCTTCAAAACTCGATGCTTGCGCTGATTGAGGGCGGTTATCCTTGGCCGAGCGCCCTACTGAATAAGTGATCCGCATAGGTTAGTCCTTCGTTAAAACTAGTGGTCCCTTTAATAGCCATTCAGGGTCACACTCTAAAACTTGTGCTAGTTCAAGGATAAAGCGAGGTCGAGAAATAGCATCACTCTCTATCCTATTGATCGCTTGCTGTGTTAAACCGATTTGCTTCGCTAAAACATATTGCGTGTAACCAAGTAGCTTGCGTCTTTGTTTTACTCTATTACCAAGTGTCATAACGTTTCCTATTAACAATTTTCATAGTATTCAATCACCACAAATATTGTTTGTCAAATACAATAAAATTAGTATTAATAGTAGGGTATGAAATATTCACAGGGGGCATAAGAATGTCATTAGCAACAAGAATACGACAGCGCAGATTAGAACTTAATTTGACTCAATCGGAATTAGCTGAACGCGCCAATATTAGCCAACAATCCGTAGAGTCAATTGAAAACGGAAGAACTAGAAAACCAAGAAATATCATAGAGCTAGCCAAAGCCCTACAGTGCCATCCAGAATGGCTACTCAACGGTAAAAGTATTATGCCAATGACTGAGGTAAACTCTCGTCGAGTGCCTTTATTAAGCTATGTCCAAGCGGGATTATTTAAGGATGCAGACCCAATTACAGATCATGAAGGTAATTTTGAGTATATATTAGTCGATGATGACATTAGCGAAAATGCTTTCGCACTGAGAATTGAGGGTGACAGTATGAATCCTGAATTTAAAGAAGGAGATATTGTTGTTATCGATACTGAGCTTTGTCCTAACCCTGGTGAATTTGTTTTTGCCAAAAATGGTGGTAACCAAGGTACATTCAAAAAATATCGTCCTTTAGGCATTGGTACCGGTGAGTTTGAGCTAGTTCCATTGAATCCAGACTATCCTACCCTAAATAGCCACGACTACCAAATAGCACTCATTGGCGTTATGGTCGAACATAGAATTTACCGCCGAAAAAGATAATTGCACTCATTATTCCTACCATTAGAGTTTTCTTGTAAGGAACCAAGAAGACTCATTTTCACATTGATATATCATTCTTACTCATTCAATTAATTTATAAAACAAATAGATAGGGATTATTCATGCAATAATACAATTTAATCTGTTTACATTTACTATTTTTATAGTATTATTATTTGCAATGGTTACTACTTAACTAGTAAAAACTTGCTCTTTAACAATATAGAAAATCGTAACAGTACAAAGCTATCTGCTGAGACCCCTACGCAAAAATGCGACGTATTAACAGGCACGATCTGTTTGTTAAGAAGGTTACTTCCATATGAGAGTAAAATGGCAAGGAATGGGCAACACTGGCAGCAAAGCATTGTACAAATGCAAATAACTAATTATAGGTCATTCAATGAGTGACCTATGGTGAGCTAAACAATGCTTGTATCATGGAGCAGAGTTATTTTCATTAATACACAATATAGCGCATCTCATCATTAGCAATATCTAAACGTCAAATCATCCACTGGAAATAATTTAATGAAAAAAGTTCAAATTTTACTCTCGGATAGATTTCCGATGAATAACAACATCCGCCTTTTACGGTATCAACAGAAAATTGAAATTCTTAAACAAAAGCCTAACACCACTTTTCCCATCACTTTGTATCTTTGAGGTATCAAATGAGTCTCGAACTAATAATTAAAGAAAATACCGAAGTCATGCGCCAACTAATTACGACAATACAATCTAACGGTATCGTACAACTTAATCCCCCTTTGAAGCCTGAAAACCTCCCCTTACCTATTAAATCTGAAATTAAGGCAACGAATGAAAGCCTAACTGATCCTAAAGCACTTTTCGCCCAAGCAGAAAAATTGATTTTACTACTAGCTAAAAATGGTTACCGCAATGAAGCCGTTGAAATTCTTACTAAGTTCGAAGCAAAAAAATTAGGGCAAGTGCCTGAAAATAAACTCGCTGAAGTGATCAATTTAGCCGAAAAAATATTGAAGGGTTAAATATATATTACTCGTAGTACATTTTAGTATAGCTATATAACTCAGATTAAACCCCTACCTTTTCGTCATATATTCTACAAATATTGCCAATAAGTGATTTATTTTTACTTTATTTTAAATAATCTATGTCAACGGATAAAAGTAATTATAATTTCGCGATAGTGACACGCTCGCAGGTTATAATTCTGCGAGAAAAAATGTATAATCAACAAGTTAACTCCATTGAAATTAACTTTCAGATATTATCTTGTTGATTTCATTAACTACAGTATTAACTTTAGATTTTCGAGGGGAATTTATAAAGAACCATATAGATGCAATCGAAATAACAAAGACAATCAAAAGTAAAAGATAATACTTCCCCGTTTCAAAAGTATCTGGTGAGTCTATATACACAAGGAGTATAAATAACGCCAACCATAATGCTAAAATACAACCCATGAATTTTTCCATCCAGTAATTCACCGTGTAAGCCGTATCTAACTTTACATACAGAATACCTTTATCAATATATAAATATCGTTTTACTTTTTTCAAAATAAACCAAATATCAGACGTAACAGTATAATTAGATAAAATTATTTTCAAGTCTCTAAAAGTTTTGTTCTTTTCTTGTGTAATATTAGCCATAACAGTATCATTTATTTTAGTTCTAATATATTCCTTATCCGTCCCACTTAGAAATTCATTATATTGGATTAAATATTCTTTATTCCTAATCAATCTATTACTTTCACCTGACTTGAAATATTTTTGTCCAATTTTAAACAAAGTGATTAAAGATGCGATAACTGAACCTATTAGACCTAAAATAGTTTTTATCAGCTCTAAATACTCAGAAAATGGACCTAAATCTTGTGTTGAGAAAAATATCATATACCCCCTCCTCTTATAAATTATGAAAAATATACTCTGGCTCGACCTCGAAACATTCAATGAAAAGCCAATTAAATACGGTGTGCATTCTTATGCGGAAACCGCTGAAATTATGCTTTTTGCTTGGGCGTTAAACAACAATTCGGTTAACGTTTGGGATATTACAAATAAATCATCTATACCTATAGCATTAAAAGAAGCGTTAACAGACCCTAATACTATTATTTATGCACATAACAGCCATTTTGATCGCACAATACTTAAGCATCATGGCATTAAGATAGATGTCAGCCGCTGGCGAGACACGATGGTTCAAGCATTAGCACACGGCTTACCCGGGGCACTAGAAACGCTATGTGGAATACTTGATGTTCCTTTGGATCAAGCCAAAAATAAGGAAGGTAAAAAGTTAATTCAATTATTTTGTAAACCTCATCCTAAAAACGCTGCATTACATCGCGCGACAAGCAAAACTCATCCCGAAGAGTGGGAACGTTTTGTTGCCTATGCAGGATTAGATATTGAAGCCATGCGCGCAATACATAAGCGCTTACCAAGTTGGAACTATTGTGATACTGAATTAGATCACTGGCATCGAGACCAAAAAATTAATGATCGCGGTGTCTATATGGATATCCAATTAGCAACTTCCGCTATCGACGCGGTCGAAACTGAACAAAAACGCTTGGTTAAGCTCACCCAAAAACTTACAGATAATGAGGTAAAAAATGCAACACAACGTGATGCTTTACTGCAATATATTTCTGCCTCTTTTGGCGTTAACTTGCCTGATATGCAAAAAAGCACATTAGAACGTTGCATCAATGATTCCGATACCCCCTTCCCTTTGCGCGAGCTATTGGTTATTCGCTTGCAAGCAAATACAACCAGCACCAGTAAATATAGTACGTTAATAAATGGAGTAAGTTCTGATGGTCGCTTGCGCGGAACATTGCAATTTTGCGGAGCTTCTCGTACAGGGCGTTGGGCCGGTCGATTATTTCAACCGCAAAACTTGCCAAGACCGACACTTGACCAGAGTTCCATTAATATGGGTATTGAAGCATTAAAAGCAGGATGTGCAGACCTTATTTACGATGACATTATGCAGCTAACCAGTTCAGCTTTACGTGGTTGCATTATAGCACCAGAAGGTAAAAAACTTGTTGTATCCGATCTTTCCAATATTGAAGGGCGTATTCTTGCATGGCTAGCGGGTGAAACGTGGAAAATTTCAGCATTTAGCGAGTTTGATAAAGGTATTGGCACAGACTTATATAAATTGGCTTATTCTCGAGCTTTCGATATTGCCCCCGACAATATTAACAAAAATATGCGCCAAATTGGGAAAGTGATGGAACTCGGTTTAGGCTATGGTGGCGGGGTCGCTGCATTTCTAACGTTCGCACTCACCTATGGTCTAGATTTAGATGAACTCGCTGAAGCGGCGCTACCTAATATTCCCATCAAAGTTAAACAAGATGCACTGAATTGGTATCAAAAATCTGTTGAAACCAAGAAAACATTCGCTCTCAATGAAACCGTGTTTATCACCTGTGATTCACTTAAACGCATGTGGAGAAATGCACACCCTAAAACGGTGTCTTTCTGGTATGAATTGGAAGATACCGTTCGCCGAGCGATTACGTCACCAGAAGTAACCTTTTCTTGTCGCAAGCTTAAAGTCAGAAGAGATAAAGCATGGCTACGTATCGCTTTACCTTCAGGCCGTGTAATTTGTTACCCATCACCACGTAACGAGAACGGCCAAATCAGCTATATGGGCGTTAACTCTTATAGCCGTAAATGGCAACGATTGAAGACCTACGGTGGAAAACTGGTGGAAAATGTAACCCAAGCCGCAGCTCGAGATATTCTCGCGGGTAACATGTCCACGATTGAAGATCACGGTTATAAGATTGTTTTAACTATACACGATGAAGTGTTAACTGAGACTCTTGATAATTCAGCCTTCAACAGTGAACACTTATCCGAATTACTCTCTACTAACCCTCAATGGGCTTTAGATCTTCCACTTAGTGCCGCTGGTTTTGAAACTCATCGATATAGAAAGGATTGACCCAGAAGCGATGGGATTTCTAACATTGTCGTCGTTCTATGCTTTGTTTCTCTTGTTGGCATCTTCTTTATGTTTAAAAGGTCATAATAATGACCGTTAATATAAAGCATCCAATGTCTATACGGGTATTCACTTCCTTCTGGCTCTCTACAGAAACAAATATAATTTTTTCCTGGGTCCCAAGTACTGAGTCATCTTAATTGAATATAGTCAACCTTCATTAAGTCTTTTAATACTAATACCATTTGGTTAACCGTCACAAAATTATTCTTTAATACTAACTCTTTCAGTTTCATCTCTTTTTCCATTTCACTGGAACTTTTGTTAGCAAGCATCGCTAATGTGGCAATTCCACCCCTTCTTGAGAGCTTGGTTGAATCACAAACTTCATCGACTATTTATCCATTTTAATTTTAGAGAATCCTATATGACCTTTTTAAATAATGATAATCCGTTGTATTTCCGTGCAGCTCGAGATGCTGTACGCCTTGAACAAGCAGAAAAATACTTTGAAGCATCTAGAGCTTGGTCACAAGCTCATAGACTTTCCAGAACAAGAAACAATCAAATATGGAGTGAACGCCGCTCTGAGTTTTGTTTTATGCAAATTCAACGTGAAAAATACAAACACACCGAATTTGAGTAAATTGTGTCAACGTTGATTAATAGGTATATAGTCATTATTTGATAGACAACATCATTTCTTATATGCAAAAAAGATCAATCTGATACAAAAAATACGTAACTCACACTATTTTTCACATTACAGCCTCACTGCATTGATACAGGAGCATCCCGATCCTATTTTTTATTCACCAGTTCTAGTACTTTGATTTCTATAATCCATAGATTACTAAACACGATCTTTCTGTCTTTGATGTTGAATAAGTCCATTACCTGAAATGGTAGGCGGGTAAGCATCAACAATTCATCCTTAAATCATTGATGCTTGATGTTAAGCTATTCCATTAGCAGTAGCTCTTAACCTTTTTTGAAGCCCGGCTTACCATTTTTAGCCCGCCACTCTTTAACTATTTTTAAAATACCAACTGGGGAATCATCATCACCATCCTCTGGGTAGTAAATAAGATCACTTCCACTCGGATGTTCTGTTACATTTTCAAAATGAGTCACAAGCTTAATTTGTTCTTCCTCATTTGCTGTATCTGCATTACAAATAATTGTTAAAAGCTTTAAAAATTCAGATTCTGTATAATCAGTAATATTATTTTTTAATTCCATTCTTATTTACCTCTATGGATATCAATGTGTCTTTTAGGGGTCGTAACTCTTAAATTGTCCATATCATAGACTTCTCCCCCTTCACTAATTGGGTTGTCATGGTGCAATTCATGTACCTTTCTACCACCAACTTGATCTTTTTTCCTAGCAAAAGGCGAGTATCCTTTAGAAACAAGAGTTTTATTATTCTTACTAAGGTTTTTAATCAATTCTGGAAATTTTGATATCTCATCCCAGATGGCCTTCCTTAACTCATCAAAACTGTTGAATTTCTTCCCTCGTAATTTATTAGCTACTTGCTCTGGAATAGGAGCACCATTTTCTTTGCCGGCATCATTAAGCCATTTATCCCCCACTTTTTTACCTTTACCAGTAGCGGTTCCCGGCTTTTTACGCTTTTCTTCCTTTTCTTTTTTATCCTTCGCTTTTTTCTTTTTATCTTCCGCTTTATCTTTATTTTTTTTAGCTAATACCAGATTATTTTCTGCATCTTTTATTGACTGCTGCCCCTGCAATATTTGCTTTTTAATTGCTTCAAATATATTTAGGATTTCATTGCGAACAGATACTGCAAAATCTAGTCCTTCCTTAGTAGGAGCCTCTATATGAGAGTAACCAAGATAGTCCCAAACATAAGCTCTAGCCCCCTCAGTCAATAAAAATGACATTTTCTCTTTACTATCAATTACATCCGCGTACCCAAAACCATTTTTTTTAATATTAATGTTGTATGGATGTAACTTAGCATCAGTAAACGCCAGCGCTTCTGGTGTTTTTTTTGCCATTTCCAGTGCTTTTTGTTTCACTAGCACTTGATTAACAGCGTCGTCATACTCCTTTGATGCTAAAGCTAAATTCACTTCAGCTGCCTCAATTGGATTATGAATTTCCCAATCAATTCTCGTCGTTTCCGCTTGTTTCTTTTCCTCTTCCGCAGTTAGGTTTTTTGAGATAGAAATATAAATAGGAGTATGATCACCACCGAAATCAACAATACCCTGATATGTCTCAGAAGTTATACTTGGAATAACTGATTCAGGCTTAATATTGTCATATGATGGCGTTTTAAACGACTTACTCGGTTTTTTATCACTAAATCCAATCTGTAATGCTGGTTTACCTGGCGCAATTTCAACAGAATACACACCCGGTCGCCCAGTTTTTTTGGCTTGCACTACATTGACTTGCTGAGGATTTTTAGTCATTGCAGGTGTAACTTTATTCTTTTCTGGCGAAACAACCTGTTCAACAACAACCTTAGCCGGCACTGTTTTTTGACGAGAAATGTCTTTAACTGGCGTATCTGTCACGATGCTGACAGGAAGCGCCGTTAATGAATATGTTTGACTTTGTAATTTCTGATTAGTGACTAAATTGGCTAATTGCTGTTGATGTTCCCGAAAAGCGGGATCAATGGTATCTAAAGCAATTGGAGAAGGTGAAAGTAAAGCTCCAACAGCAGTTAAACGGCCAGCCATAGGTAAGCTGCTCTCTAATAATCCAGCCAAACGAGCAAAAGGTGATGTGAGCACGGTCGTATTAATTGTGATACCCCACGTCCCCTCAACAATCGCAATTTGCTGCGGAATTGTCATCAGCATGGCTGAGGCGACGGCTTGTTTTTCAGGAGTTTTACTAAAATTTACTGATGTGTTGTTCCCACCAGCACCTGAGTTACCACCATTCCCGTTACCTTCTGGTCCAGTACCTTTTCCATTACTGTCATTTCCACCAAACGGATCATTCTCAGAACTCCATCCTGAGCCATCTGAAGCATGTACACCCAT